GATTCTGAAGCTTCCAAGACGTGATGAAGCAATCACAGGCGGATGGCTTGCAGAGTCAGCGGATGCGTCAGACACAACGCCTTCCTATGACCAAGTAACGCTCCAGTTAAAAACCTATGGACTTCGCGTAGATTTGTCACGCCAGCTCAGATTACAGAGCAGTATGGATGTCGAAAGTATGGTTGCCCGCCAGATAAGCCAATCCTGTGCATTAGCATTAGACAAGGCGGCAATGACCGGAGACGGTTCCTCGAATAGTCCAACCGGATGCGGCGCTCAATCAGGAGTCGGAACAGTTGCATTAGCAACGATCAATCAGATCACATGGGCAGAAGCAATTGAGCTTCAATCGGATGTTATGTCTGCAAATGCTTATTTTGGTAATCTGGCATATGCCATTCATCCAACGCTTGCAGGTGATGCAAAAGGACGAAGTAGAGATTCGGGTTCTGGGCGATACGTTATGGAAAATAACGAAATTGACGGGTTCCCGGCTTACATTTCTGCACAAGTGAAAGACCTTGGCGCATCTGGAGCAAATAACGCAATATTCGGGGATTGGTCCTCGCTCCTGATCGGCTATTGGAGTCCGGGTATCGATGTCGCCGTTCACAAAGAATTTGACGACGGGCGGACTCGTCTTCTGGTTTTTGTGGATGCAGATTGTAACGTCGAGCATGTTGGATCGTTCTCACGGACATCTAATCCTTAATGTTAACAACCAAAACGGGCGCTGGCTTAGTTTCAGGGGTGGCGCCCGAACCCAATGGAGGATCGACTATGTTGATCAGTATTATTAAAGGGTTTGTTGTCGATGGTCGTGATGTAAAGGCTGGCGAGAAAGTTGAAGTTCCTGAAAAATTCGGACGCCAAATGATCGGCCTGGGACGTGCTGAATTGCCCGAAGACAAACCAAAGAAAAAGGGACGTTCTAAAAAAGACGAGTAAATGGGAATTGAAAGCGCTGATGATCTTTCTGATTTCTTCTTAACTGATGATTTCGGAGTCGCGGCAACTTATACCGCGGCGGGTGAGTCAGCGGCAACGATTAATGTATTATTCGATGATCCTTTTTCTTCCGTTCCCCTGGACACGGGGGAACGGGACGTCGAGAGCAACACGCCGACTGCACTTGCAATATCTTCTGATGTTTCAAGCGTGGCGCATGGAGATGCAATCGTCATCAGTGGCACCACCTACGCCATCGTGGGCGTTCAAAAAGATTCGGGTAGTGGTTACCAGGGGACAACGCTTTTAGTGCTTGAAGAACAATAATGGCAAATCACTTGAGGCGACAAATACGGGAGCGCATTGTAACCGATGTAACGGGATTAAGCACAACCGGAAGCAACGTTTTTGAAAGCCGAGCATACCCGATTGAAGAATCAAAACTGCCTTGTTTATTGGTCTTTGATTCGGAGGAATCCGTAGAAATCCGCTCAATGGGTGCAATTCGCGGAATTAGTTCCGAATTAACGGTAAATATCGAAGGATATTGCCAAGGCGGAGACGGTCAAACCGTCATGAATACTCTGGCGGCAATCCAGAAAGAGGTCCAGATCGCAATGCAGGCGGATATTAATATTAATTCGTTGGCGCGTGATTCGTACCTAACCAGCGCAGACGCGTCAGTAAACGCGGAGGCGACCAAACCGACCGGATCGGTTCGAATGACTTATCTGGTTACTTATCAATATTTGGAAAACGCGCCGGACACCGCCGCGTAGAAAGTAAAATATGTCACATGCAGGGAACGGCGGTGTTTTAGAAATATCAGCCGATAATGTCACTTATAATGAAGTCGCAGAATTGACATCATGGTCGATTGAAGAAAGCGGCGAAGCTATTGAAACGACCAGTATGGGGTCAGATAGGTTTAAAACTTTCATTCAAGGTAATTATGGATGGAGCGGATCAGGCGAGGCAAACTGGGCCGATGATGATACGGCGCAGGAAGCAATCGAAACCGCTTTAATCAGTGGAGATTCCACGTTTTATGGGAAATTCTTTCCTATAGGCACATCGGCTGGCGATTACTGGAGCGGATTAATTGTTGTAACGGGTGTCAGTTTCAGCGGATCTGTTGATGCTCCAATCAGTTTTTCATTTTCCTTTCAGGGAACAGGTGCGCTAACCCATACCAACGCATGACGGACGTTTTAAAAGTCGCCAAGGCACAATTTAAAGCGCGTCTTGGCGAAGAACTCAAATCTATCATTGTGCCTGAATGGGGTGATAAAAAGATTTATTATCGTTCTGCGATGAAGTTGAGCCAGCGTTCTATCGTTATGAAACATTTACAAAACAACGAATGGGATAAGGTGATTGCGTGGGGGATCATTTTTCGATGTCGTGATGAAAACGGCGAAGCTCTTTTCAATCGTGGTCATTTAAATCAAATTATTGATGAGTTTGACCCTGATGTTTGTCAGCGAATCATCGAGGAAATGAATGCAAACGATCCAACGCATGAAGAGATTTCGGGAAACTGAAAAGCGATCCAGACCTATATGCGATTTTTCAACTTGCTGAGCTTTTACATAAAACCGTCAGCGAAATTATGGATATCAGCGAGGACGAATTCAAGGGATGGATCGCATATTTTGAATTAAAACAACAAAGGGAAAAAGCACGTGCCAAGCACCACCGTTGAAATAAGAGGACAAGACAAGACGAAGAAGGCGTTTGCATCAGTTTCGAAATCGATGAACAGCATGAAAAGTTCATTGGGTGCGTTAGGCGGTGCTGTAGCCGGGTTGGGATTTGGAGCATTATCAAAAGACCTTCTAGACACGGCAGATCAGCTTGGAAAAACTTCCGCACGTTTGGGAATTACAACGGGTGAGCTTCAATCATTAAGATTCGCGGCTGAACAAAGTGGCGTTGAAGTTTCAACCTTTGATATGGCATTGCAACGCTTTACCCGAAGAACCGCAGACGCGGCAATTGGAAAGTCAAAAGGCGTAGAGGATGCTTTCGAAGATATGGGTATTTCCATTAAAAATCAGGATGGAAGGCTTAAAAGTTCGTCTAATTTATTAAGGGAAGTCGCAAACGAATTTGGAAAAATTCCAGACCAAAGTGAAAAAGTTAGAATCGCTTTTCAGCTTTTTGATTCTGAAGGCGTCAAGATGGTCAATTTGCTTCAGAATGGAAAAGAAAATCTGGAAGCATTAGAAGAGCAATTCAACTCATCAGGAGCATCAATTGATTCAAATTTTATCAAAAATGCCGAAGCTGTAAATGATAGTTTAGGCTTAATGTCTCAGGTTTTAACAGGAAATCTTGCAATTGCATTAAGTGGAGTCATTGCACAAATGACCGCAGTTAATGAGTCATTTTCAGGTTTTAAAACAATTTCTCTTGGAATTGGTGATTTTCTGAATTTTTTAACAATGGGTTTCAAAATCCTAATCGAGGAAATTCGTTTTATCATTGATCAATTAGTTCGGGGGTTTTCAAAAGGTTTTGATGTTATTGCAAAACAAGCGAATAAATATTTTGAAATAATAAAAGGCGCACGAGGTGACCCGAAAAAAGCAATTGAAGAACTTTTAAAAGCACAAACTGCATACCATCAAGAAATTGCTGACGGGCAAAAACTACATAATAAAAATATTGGTTTAATTAAAAAAGAATATCTTGCAGGACAAGAGGCAATTGACGCAATAAGAACTAATGAAATTGGAAAACAAGAAATCCAAAGAGAAACAAATGAAGTTGAGCGAGGATTAAGTGGAGAAAAAAGCGAAAGACTGCGAAATAGTTTGGATGAAGAAATGCAAGCCGCTCGAGATTTGGCAGATTTTCAGGAGGCATATCACACTAAATTGCGAAATTCGATGTTCCGCGATGATCAAACCTATTTTTTCAGTAAAAACAAATTAGAAGAACAAGCTTTTAGATCAACCATGTCAACAATGGAGGCAATGGCGGCTGGAGTAAAAGACGAAGGTATCGAACTTTTCCGATTCTGGCAAGCCGCCGCAATTGCTAACACATGGATGTCAACTCACGAAGCGGCAATGAAGGCCTGGTCTCAACTTGGTATTTTTGGAGCTTTTGCCGCTGGCGCGATTTATGTAGTAGGTGCGGCACAAATTGCAAAAATAGCTGGAGAAAAGCCACCTGGAAAACAAGCTGGAGGCGATATCATGGCGGGTCAGCCTTATTTAGTCGGCGAACAAGGACCGGAACTTTTTACACCTGGGCAGATGGGTTCGATTGCTCCA